TCGCCGCCTACAAACTCAAAATCGCTCATTGAGTCTACCTTAACCTTTACAGTATCGATAGCGATATCAAACTGACCCTCGTTACGAACTGTAACATAGTTACCCTTCTTACCTGACTGGAAGCCCTTCACCAATTTGAATTCGGTGTTGACAACACTAGTGCCACGATAAGATCCATTAAGGATACGCACAACTGACATAAATCTCACTCCGTCAATTAACTAAACAATAAACTATTATAGTGCCTTGCTGGACAAATGTCAAGCCTCAGCATCGACTTTATTCTGTAGTTCCATGAAAACCGCTTCACGAACCGCAGTATCGCTGGCTTCTTCAAAGCCGTCTAGACAAGCCACATCATAAAGCATATCTACGACCGTTCTCCAATCAAGGTCTGCCCTCTTAGCAGTCTCGACCATTCCCCAGACTAGGGCATTGCCCTCATCAGTGAACATACCAAAATACTTAATTTTCATAGTTTTCGTCCGTTCGTTCATCATGTATGTATTATGCACCCAATCCGTCCCAAAGTCAAGCCTTTTTCGCCATTTTTTTCACTTTTTTCCGTTGAAAAAAGGCGTTATAAATCAACAACTTACAACGCCTGAATGTTGTTTAAAAACAACAACTTAGACAGCCTCAGTATATTTTTCTATATTTTCCCGGAGGGTGTGTATGAAATCTGAGTCATCTTGCAGTTTTCGCAAATAATCTTCCTTTACACGGCGTAAATAAAGATTCTCGGAACGGATAGCATTCTCCATAACCTCTTTGATAACTTCACAAGTAATTTCTGGAAATTCTTCTGATATCCATTCGCTAGCTTCTTTACCGTTCCCGCCTGATTTTTTAATCAGTTGGTCATAGAAAAATCTTTTGTAAAGTTTTTCATAACGCTTAATATCAGCGGTCCATCCGTCTGGACAAATATAAACAGTATGAACCCTATTATCTTGCATGCCTTGATTATATTGGCTCTTACTAAACCTTCGTTTTAATGTCCTTGATTTTCCGGATTTTCTTTGTCCATTTATATCCGAAATATAAGCAAGGTCTGCTTCTTGTTTTTTCTTATAGGTCATTTGAGAACATCTCCTGTTCTTTCTTTGTAAGAACATCCCAACTACTTACCTCGTCCGTGTATGCGGTATACCACTTACTGTCGATACCGGGATACATGTAGCCAGCTTCTTTAGTCATCTGCATAAGAAGGACCATAGAAAATTCATCAGGAATTGTAGTGGTTGACTTTATATGCTTCATGCGGCGAGACCACACATCTCTAGAAAAATCTGACCACAAATCAAAGTCTCTTTTTCTTAATGCGGTTGCACTCAAGCAGAACAAAAATTTATCCCACTCTTTTACCTTGGCTGGAATTTTATCATCGTGCCAATAATGTTCATTGCGAATCTTGTATAACCATTTGATAGGCAACACTTCCATATCTGCTACGGGTTCACCTGGCAAATGATTGCTATGAAAACTTGCGATATTTTCAACATCATCGTTAGTGAGGCTATTATCCCTAAGATAGCGAACTGCTGTAAACGCACCTGGCTTATTCGCTTCCTTTTTCAATTTAGCATCAGTAAGAGTGATGCCCTTTTTCTTAAGCCTTAGATATCGATCTGCCGCCTTTTCATAAGCAGGAAGTGTCTCCGCATTAGGACTATCTGTAAGTTTGCCATGACTTTCGTTCTTAATCTTATCAAAATCAGAAACCTTCAATTTGCGGTCATTTTCAATGATAAAACGAATACGCAACGGGCTGTAGTCGGCATATGGCGCGCCGTCATCATCAGTTTTAACCTGCAAGTCAATTACCTGAAGATCGATTGGATAACTTTCCCAATCTTCGGCTTTACAGTCAGGATGTAATCCTAGACGAATACGATCTCGCAACGCTAGCAATCTTTGCTGACCTTCATCAACTGCGAATTTCTTTTCTATCGGATCCCAGCCTGCCAATGGCATGCCGAAAAACCAAGCATCATATTCAACCGCGATATCAACAATATGATCCTCTTGCTCATCACGCTGAATAGTAATCGGAAATACTACTTGCCCAAGAGTGGACTCTACATGTCTAGGATTGTATTTCTTTAAAATATTTCTTACACGCTTTTCGTACTTTTTCAAGTATTTGTCATGTTCTTCGATTCTCTTAAGAATTTCTTTGCCGCGAGTATTGATCATATCTACATTACGGTCCTGGATCCGTACAAGACGCTGGCCTGGAGGCACGGGTGCTAGTTTATCTACCGGCATCTTGTCAGCAGGCACAGGACTCAAATCAGGTTTCCAATCAGAAAACTTAAACGATTTAGCCCTTGGCTTCTTATTTTTTGAAATTGATAATGCTTTGTTCACATTTATTCCCCGACTGACAGTAGTTTCAAACTTAACATCACTTAAATTTACTTTAGCCATTACTGAAAATCTCCTCTAGATCCTCGTCACTATAAAAATAACCCTGACCCGGTTCATGCTTGTTGGGGCCTAATTGGTCGAACGATTCGCCATTATAGTATTTTGAGATCACCACCTTAAAATCACTATCTAGAAAATCTACTAACTCAACCCCACCTACACGCCCATAGCCATCATAGGCGCCGCTAATGCGATCACCGTTCTTGAATAATACTACAACTCGGCTACTGAATGCAAATGGGCCATTGCCAACTGCATAGATGTTCATCACAGGCTTCTGTGATTTGGCACATTGATAACTAAAGAATCCCATTTTATGCTCCAATCAAACTATAGATCCAAAGGCTTGAAATAAACATAGCAGCCAACACAAGCCTGCCTATGGCAGTAGCAAGAATAAATTCTACAAATTTAGACATATCAACCCCAATCCTTCTTGTCGCCGTTACGCTCGTTGTCATCATAACCACGATTATACTCGGCAATCTGCTCCGGAGTCAACTCCGTGACTTCAGCACTAGTATATGTAGCACCTACAAAATAATGCGGGCGACGGGGACGGCCATAATAACTGTCTGCGCTACCACGATTATAAAGACCACCATGACGCTGTTCCATATCACTCTCCTAAGAGTATTAATAATATGTCTAGTGTAACGGATTGTGGGTGTAATGTCAAGCCTATAAAATATTGTTTAAAAACAACAACTTACGATGCCGTCGTTTATAAATATTGCTATGAATTTAAGGCCTGTAGAAATAAATTTGATATCAATGAAGTAAATTCTTGCCTTCATACATTTTTGTAATCTGGCTAGCGATTTGACTAAGTTCGATAGCCCTTTCAGCAACTTCAGTTTCAGTATTACTATACCATTCATCAAACTGGTTCTGTGCTACGCTAGCCCAAAGGTCCATTAGCAACATATAGTCATCTTTGCCAAATTCATCATATAGTTTAGATTCTACTGGGCCTAAATTTGCAATCAATTCAGGAAGCGTGTTAAATTTTTGTATCATCATTTATTCATCCTATCAATATATTTAGTAATCGCGCCCGTAATTATAGTTGTCAAGATTGTAAATTGTATCGCGGAAAGATGATATGCCATCACATATTGTATATGGTTCATCATTTATTTTAAGTTTTATGAATGTAGAATTATAAACATATACATCAACATTTAAACCGCTATAACAAAATCTAATGCAGATAAAGGGGCAATAGCCATGTTGCCGGTATGTCTGCACATTTGAAAATAACTTTGATTTTTTGTTATGAAGGAAGGCCAATATCATTGATACTGTTCTTTCGTTCATTGTAGTGACCATTTCTCTAATTTATAATACTCTTTATGGTCTTTGCTCATTTCATAGTATCTTCCCTTGACATTGATATTTGTATTATTATTGATATAATTGTCTAACAATGGAAGTAACGGATTATTGATATCTATAGTAAACATCACTTTATTTAGTGACTGGTCTTCGAACCAATACTCTATATGATTTATAAACTTGCGTATATTCTCAATCCTCTTTATAAAATTCAACCTGCGGAATAAATTACTAGTCATATCTATTTGTCTAGTGTTTTTAAAATAACTAGTCTTAAATATACTATCAATAGATTTATCATAGTCATAAAAATATGGAAGCCTGTAAACAAGACCATACATGCTCTCAAGAACTTTATTCCCATCGCTATTTAAAAATTTATGTAAATCTTTGCGAAAGTCAGTAAATTCATGGCCCTTCAACATCAATACTACCAGTTTATCATTATAGTATTTGCGGATATTTTCAGATTTTTTCCTATCTAGATCAGTGATTAATGTTATATCAAAGGTATCCAAGCAGCGAGTAAATCTAGCTTTTATAGGGCTATTTACTGTCAATCGTTGTATGCAACAACTGATTGTCAATATGTCTTCACCAAAAAACTTTAGGACATCTTTTTTCTTTGTTTCATGTAACTGAAGCAAAATTTCGTCCAAAGTTTTCGTTGAGATTTTATGTACCGATGCTACTGAACTAGTTCCCATTTTTAACTCACTGTAACGTCTTCCATGCCGGCTGTGCGTAGCCGCACGATGTGACCCAATTGCCATTGCTTGCTATCAAGACCTTTCATGATACCAAGCCATTTGTTTCTTAGTAATGCTACTTCGTTAATCAATACTTCAAAATCTATAACTTCATCTTCGCCGTCGGTATACTTCTCAGCATCACGGCTTGTCAAGGCTCTATTATACCCTTCTAAATACTTTTGAAAATACTTTCTGCGTAGTTTGCGCAGTTGGATATTAAGATAGTTTAACACAGCCTCAATCTCTTGTAATTGATTAAAACGTTGTTCTGTTATACCGGGTAGATTAGAGATGTTTTTCTCTACTTTTCCGCCTACCCGGCAATCCCATTTTGCTTGTTCTAACTCTGCTTCAAAATGACCTATGAAGTCAGGGATAGCAGACAGATCCGATGTTATCTTGGTATACCAATTCATCTATCACCATTCATCGTCTTCGCTGTCTTCATCCTCTTCGTATTCGTCTTCTTCATATTCTTCTTCGAATTGACTATTGTAGTCACGCAGCGCCTGCATCACTTGTGTGTCTCTACGAAATGCTTCTTTAATTTCTGCAGGCTCAAAATCATTTTCAATCAATATATTCACTAGTGCTTCGGCAGCATCCGGATGATTAGATCCGTCAATCTCAAACTTCAAAGCGCGCCAAACCTCAGCAACGATATTAATACTCATTGTCTTTATTCCTCCACGACAGAATTCGTATTACTTATCTTTGGCTGTTTATTTTGATATTCATACATTACTTTGTCGAGGCATCCGTCTTCATTACTTTCCCAGCCTTTACGGAAGAACTTTATGATCTCACCGTCATTGGTCGTGTATGATAAACGATTGCCTTCTTTAGTCAATAGATTGGCTTTCTCAAATAAGTCAAGCAAGCCGCTATATGGATTCATGCCAGTCTCATAAGGAATCTTTACTTGTACACTTTCAAATGGCTTTGCGTATCGTGTTTTCATGACCTTACAAGCACTGCGAATACCACGCACTTCGGTAATCTTGTTACCTTCATCATCTTCTTTGAGTTTAAGTTTCTTCATAGCGACAACGATACTTGACGCATAGATGAAGCCTTGACCACCGCTGATCTTGTCATCTGGGTCGAACATATCTTGTGATGCATATGTATGATTTGTGGCTACAAGTCCAACATTATGACTACCAAACATGTTCACACAGTTACGAACAAGAGCAGTCAATGCTTTGGGCTTGCGACCCATGTCACCCTTCATATCGCCTGCTTCAAACTGATTAACATCAGTTGGAGTCAACAACATACCAAGGCTGTCAATGATAAACAATACCTTAGGCTTTTCCCCTTCAGGCATAGTTTTATATGACTTCATAAATTCACTGATAGTTTTGGCAACATCGTCAATCATTGCCATATTGAGTTTCAATAACTTATCTTCACTAGTATCAACATCAAGCGCCTTTAACCAAGTTTCATCTAATGCATTTTCTGTATCAACTAATACAACAAAAATGCCTTGTTGTTGAGCATGCCTTACAAGGTTGCCTGAACAAATATAACTCTTGCCTGAACCGGGTTCGCCTGCGAATACAGTGACCTTACCTAATGGGACTCCTTTGTTAAAGTCTCCGCTAATAAG